ACATCTTCGTAGTATTCGGCTACTAACCAACGGCTATTTTTTGGAAAACTTGTTGGAGAGAAAACCAAGAAGCTGCCTTCTACATCAGGCAATTTGTCTTTTACATTGATTATTTCCATATTGTTTATATTGGGTTTTATCACTCCTCCCAGAAGTTTATTATTTTTATTTATTTTTAAACATTTTATTGCTTTTTCTCTTAATTTTTTATTCTTTTTTGTAAACATTTTATTGTTTCGGATTGATTTTCGATAATTTTTCTCATCTCTTTTTTCTCAAAATAATTATCAATTACTAGATAAATATAAAGTATAAAAAAAATAAATTATAGCGTTTTTTCCATATTTTTTTTTTTAAAAAAAAATGATTAACCAATAGTTAAAATAGCAGGGTTTACAACTCCTTCTCCTTCGTGCTTGTATTCTTTGTTGTGCCACTTTCTTAAATCTTCTCCGTATTTCCAGCATTGTGAAAGTGTAGAAACCGCACAACCATACATAAATCCTGTAATTGATAAAAAGCCAAGTTCAAAAGAAGTTTTTTCGGCACACTCAATTAGCGTTTTCCCTTTCTTCATTTCAACCTGCATTAGCTTTGCCCATCCTTCTGCATAATCAATCGCTGCTTTTCCGTAAGGGTCTGTATTCGCTTCTCTGCTTTTCTTCCAACCTTCTGCATCTTTCAATTCAAGTTCCATTCCTTTTACTTTTTCATCAAAAGCATCTTTTTCTCTTTTCTCTTTTTCCCTATATTCAATTCGTTCATTCTTTGCTTTTTCTTCTGCTAAAATGTTTCTTCTTTCAAGTTCTGCTTGCACATCTGCCGAATAATTTTCCACGCAATCAGCACCAACTTTTTTCCATTCCATTCTCCACGAATTTGAATAGTCCCGATAAAGCCAATCCAAATTTGTGTTAGTAGAAACAATGCAGATAACTCCATTGAACTCAAATTGAACATTCTGTTTTGCTGTTGCCATTGCTTTTGCCTTTTTAGATACTGTTGTAAAGTCATTACCGCAGTTTGTGTCTAAGATTAAATTTTCCATTTTGTTGTTTATATTTGTTTCCATATTTATTTGTTAATTTATTCTTTATCTAAAAATATTTTTATTTTTGTTAGTTTAATAAAAAAAAATGCACAGATAAACCCAAAATAAAAACTGTTAAGTATTATCAAAAATTTAAAATCTTGATTATAGCAAAAAAAAATTGCATTTAAACTTATGACAATCGAACCAATATAAATCCAGTTAATCATATAATTTATCGTTTTATTTTTCATATTGTTTATTATTATTCTAATTTTTTAAGTTCAATTTTCTCAATTTTTCCATCTAAATAATGAACAAAGCAAAATTCATTAAATCTTGACTTTACTCTATCACCCAAAGTTTCGCCAAAAATAGAAGGTACATCAGTCCCATCTTCATCTTCTGTTCTAACCCATCTATCTCCGCAACAAGAACAGTCTTGTCCATTATAACACCCATCAAAGTAAATACCTATATCTTCTGCTCTTGCGTTAGCGTGTATATCGTCAAATGCTTCAATTATTACATACTCTGCTATTCCTTCTTTTTCGAAATTAGAATAAGAACCGCCCGAGTTGTTTTGGTTGTATGTGTAGAATTTTGTGTTTATTTCTGTTTTCATAATTTTTTTATTTTTCTAAAACAATTATTTGTGTTTTTATTTTTGTGTTCGCAAACTCTGAACCTTTATAAATATTTTTATGATAAATTCCAGAAAATTCTAATAAATTTTTTTGTATTTCTTTGTTACTTTGTTGCGTAAAGCCATAAGGGACTAATAAAACTGCAATATTACCACTTTGCATCCATTCTAGGCACTTTTTTAAAAAAGCCGCTACTAGAGGCTTGCTATATGGGGGGTTACATATAATATCCCTACCTTTACACTGTTTATCAACATAATTGTTTTCTTTTGTAAAATCGTAATTTTCATAGCTAACATATTTTTTGTTGTCCAAATCATTGTATAAAATATTAGATTCAATCATTTTTTCGTCAATATCAAATAAAAACAAATCAATATATTCACCGTCTTGAAAGTCTGATAAAATTCCTTTGGTAATTTCACCATATCCGCAACAAGGCTCTAGTATTCTCTGATCGTGATAGTAAGTTCCATTTGCTTTTTTAAAAGACCAAAAAACCTCAAGCATGTCTGCCGCTATATTCTTTGGCGTAAAAAATTGTTCATGTACAATACTTGTTTTTTTGTTGTATTCAGCGAAACATTCCCAAAGCCAATTTTCTTTTACTTCTCCTTTGTACGGCAATTCTCCATGTTGCAGATGATATTGCTGAACCTCTAAAGGCGTGCTTGGGTTGTTTGGTAACCTGTTTTTAAAATATGACTTGTTTAAGGCATATTTATTTTTTTCTTCTATTTTTTCAAATTTTTCCATATTGTTTATTTATTCTTTATCTAAAAATATTTTTATTTTTGTTAGTTTAATAAAAAAAAGTCCACAGATAAACCCCAAACAAAAACTATTAAGTATTATTAAAAATTTAAAATCTTGCTTATAGCAATCAAAAATTGCATTTAAACTTATGACAATCGAACCAATATAAATCCAGTTAATCATATAATTTATCGTTTTATTTTTCATATTGTTTATTTATTTTCATTTCACTTAAAAACCCTGCTTCGATTGAAACAGCTCTGATAATTTGTAAATAGTATCAGCCATTTGACCAAACTCATTACTAATTTGAGTAGCAATATCGTTTGACAAATCATAGTTTTCAATAGTTTCTTTAATACGCTTTTGAAATACATCTTTATTTTCCTTTATAGTTTCATTCATATAAGTTATTGCCAAACTTTCTTCATTATCCCAAGCGTTTTTTTTCTTAAAAACTTCATAATTAAAACTATCTTTATTAATGACGTCTAAAGTTTTTTTCTTGATTAATTCTTCATAATTAGGAATGTACTTTTGAACTTCTTCCATAACAATAAAATGTGAAATATTGCCGATTACTCTTTGTATTTCTGCATCTAATTGAATGCCTTGTTTTCCTTTGAATAATTCTTGTTTAACAGATTCTTTGAATACTTCAATAGCATATTCTTTTTTCTCTGATTCTGATAGATAATCGTTTATATCTATTACAATTGTTGTTTCCATTTTTATATTTATTTAATTGTTAATAATTTATTTTCCATATTTATATTTCATTTAAAAACCCATCAAATTTGGCGTATTTTGCATCATAATCTGAAAGGTATGTATTACCATCGCTAGGGTTATATATTCCCTTGTATTCTTCTAAATTAGCGTATTTCTTTAAGCCAGTTCCCCCCCCCAAGTGTGCAATAGCCACAATTGAACCATCGCTGTACCCTTTATTTTTTAATATTATATAATTTTTTTTACCCAAGGCTTTTTTTATAGCCTTGACATGTTTTTTGAACAAAAGTTTTTGTTCAATTCTGTTCATTTTCCGAATAGTTTTTGTGTCTAGTTTAAAATCAGCTGCCCTGTCGGAGCAAAACTGATACAAACCAACACAACCAGTACGTTTATTTATTTTTGTAGAATCGTTCGAACTTTCGCCCATTGCTAAAGAATCAGCGAAAATATCAAAGTTTATTTCGCTTTGTTTTTTGCTTTTTTTCTTTGGTTTTTTGACTTCTTTTTTGACTATTTTTTTTTCTTGTAGCTCGTAATCGAACGAGCTACAGAAAAAAAAGCCACCAATACAAAAAAAAACTATAATTATATTTTTCATAATATTCTTTTTTAATTGTTGTTTATTGTTTTTTAGAGAGCAAGCAGGATTCGAACCTGCTAAGCCCCAAATGGATTGCTCTTGAAGTATAATTAAAAGTATGAAACCTAGTCCAAAAATTCTAAACGTTTAATGATGTTCTCAACATCATTTAGTAAACTATCTGCTTCGTCAATTTTAACGTTAAATTCACTGATTTGCTCGTTAATTAATTCATCCTCTTCCTCTTCCCCATCGAACCCAAGAGTACATTTTAATAAACATTTTTGTAGATGATTTAACGCATCTAAAAAATCTTTTTTAGTTTTTAACTCTTTTTTTGGACTTAAATTAACTCCAAATTGCAATTCTTGTGTTTTTCTGATTTCTTCTTTTAAATTCATAATTGTTTTTTCTGTTTTCATATTGTTTTTTAGTTTAATTATATACAAATTTATAGCTTTTATTTTAATCTACCAAATTTTTACAATAAAAGTTATTAACAATTCTGTGTTAATAACTTTTTATATAGATAAACACAAGCTTTTTTTTATTATAAAATTAATTATTTTTTTTATTCAAATAAAGGTATTACATTTGCATTATAAATAATTACAGAGCAAATAAATAAATATGGAAAAATTAACACACTGGAAAAAAAACAATGATTCACGCTACATTAGTGGCGAAGATTTACAAGACGAATTAAACGGATTAAAAAAAGAAATGGTAGTCGTAATCGAAAAATTCGAAGACGCAGAAACTTTCGACCAAACGAAAAATGCTAAACTTGTAAAGACTGGTTTTTATTTAAAAACCTTAGATGGGCAAAAAGTTTACAAGCCTGTTATCCTAAACAATACCAACGCTAAATTTTGTCGAACAGAATTTAAAAGCGAGTACATGGAAAATTGGATTAATAAGCCTTTTATACTTTATGCAATGCCTGATAAAAGACATGGTTTTGTAGCAAGATTTAAAAAGTATTACGCACCAGCTACTGTTACAGATGAGCACCCTTTAAAGTTACTTTCAATGTGTCAAACATTAGCCGATCTGCAAAAGACTTGGAGTGAATTATCAGCACAAGAAAAAAACCTCCCAACTGTAATTTCAAAAAAAGAAGCACTTAAAACAACATTAAAATAATGAAATACACAGAAATAATACAAGGTACCGAAGAATGGCAAATTTTACGCCATGGAAAAATAGGTGGTAGTACTTCCAAAGAATTATTCGTTGCAAGCAATACCCTTTTATATCAAATTTTAAGCGAGACAATTGAGCCGTATGTTTTTGAAGAAACATACAGCACCGCTGCAATGGATAGAGGCGTTGAATTAGAGCCATTTGCTCGCAAAAAACTATCTGAATATATTGGCGTAGAACTGAAAGAATGCGGTTGGTTGCAATGCGAAGAAATTCCAATACTGGGCATTAGCCCAGATGGTATTTCGGCCGATGAAACTATTTCGGCAGAAATTAAATGCCCCCAAGCAAAAAAGCACATACAAACAATTTGCGAGGGCGAAATTCCACTGGACAACATACACCAGTGTTTGCATTACTTCACGGTAAACCCAAAGCTAGAGAAGCATTATTTTTGCTCATTTAGACCTGAAAATGAATTAAAACCAATGTTTGTGAAAGAATTAACAATGGAAAGCTTGATTAATTTAGGAACGAAAGCTAAGCCAGTGATTAAGCCTGTTTTTGAATGGGTTGAAATTGCTAAACAACATGCAATT